AGGGATTATAGTTGCTCTGCGCCCCCCACGTTGGCTTAGGTACCAACATGAGACAAGCAACTTTGGAGTCAATTTTTGTGCGACGGGTTGAGACGTACCACCATCACGTTTCTAGCCACTTCGATGCTGTCCCCATCTAATTAAAGACAGTCATACACCGGTGGGGTGATCCTACGCAGCTCAACTTCTGCACGGTTGACAGCCGTGCCGTATCACAACCTATCATGACGTTCCACATAGCAATTTTCTTTACGAGGCAATATTAGAAAACCCTTCAAGCACAAGAGTCGTCCTGATGACAAATTTACCAATGGTATCCGCCGCTCCTACAGATTCAGCTCCAATACACACTAATCCTTGTAGTGTACGCTCATAGTTGTCGACACCAACTGCTTGGGTGCCATCCACTGAGAACGATTTCCTACGAAAAGTTAATGGTATATTGAATGTTTTGTTTTCCCATACATTCCAAGAGACCATATTTCGCATCGATTTTATAGCAAGTATCTTATTCGCCTCTGTTAACGCGAGAAAATTTGATATCTTCTCGGGATTGTCGAGGTAGCTAATGTACACTCGTCCTCCTCCCGCAGCCACACCAGGTGCAACCCCTGGGAGCCACTGCATAGACATCTGCGTAAATTTGTACTGACTGTACAATTGCGCGATGCCATTAGCAGCAGTCCCACATGCCGAACCCGCGAAGCCTGCTCCGATATACTGGAACGTTCCCACGATATTAGCGGCGGTAGTTAAATCGTTTGCTGTAAAACTTGTCCTTATGGTAGTCCCATCGAACTGAATTCTGGGGCGAGGGATCCTTTGAGTTTTGCGCATCAACGGATTTCTCTTGTTCTTGTTATTATTATTACGTCTAATAGCCATTTCTTTCGCTGTGAGTTGTGTAATTGTCGATTACAGGCCCCGATAGTAGCTAACAATAGGCACATCTTCAGTTCTCCCGATTTTATCAGAGAACTCAATATGTGCATATGTTTGCTCTATGGCCTCTTGCTCGTCTGGTGTTATATTAAAAGCTACCCAAAATGAATGTCGCATTTCTGGTGTAATCACTGTGTCAATGCTGCCCCCGATCATTTTATACTGATATCTCTTTTCGAATTCTTCAGCGATGCTTCTGTTCGTGATATCAACAGTAGGAAATGATTGGTAAAATCGGTTCAGCACAGGTACACCTTTAGTAGATTGCCTCCCACATTCACCCACAGCGGTCAGCCATTGCAAATACTGTCCTTGAACTAGTGGATGTGTGGTATGCAAATCTTTGGACGTTATAGTGTTTGGGTCACGTACGCAGATGTTATACCCAGGAGACGTTAATACATGTTGTTGACAAAACGGTACTTTCCGG